CAAAACGAAATAGTTCCGAACTCTACAGAAGAAAAAAGACTTGCTATTAGATTTCCATTCAATAGAAAAATGATAGACTCTATAGATAGATTAAAAAGAGTTGCACCAGAATCTTATGGTTATCATGAACACACTCATTTCTTTGAACCTAGAGAACGCACTATACAAAAGGTTGTTGAAATATCAAAACTTATAACTGCGGATTGGGATATTAGTGACGAAGTACAACAAGTGTATAAGGATTGTTTACAATTTGAAAAAGATAGAAACAAACATATTCCAGGAGTTTACAATTACGAAATAAGAAATCTTCCTGCAAGAACACTTGAATTTTTAAATGAAGAGTTTGGCGATCTAACGAAAGATAATCTGCATTTATTATATGATAGAAGATTTAGATATGGATTACATCATTTCGATGACAAAGAAAACATTACAAAACACTTACCACCTTTAGCAGGAGCAATAGCAAACAGAAAACAAAAATTAGTTGAGATAGATAGCAACAAATGGTCCGTTGCACAATTAGTTGACGCCGTTGTATCTTTGAATAGATTTCCTTTAATGGTGGTGATTTCAAAAGACTTACCTGCAATAGAACAAGTAAAACTATGGCATGACCTTTTTAAATGTGTAGTTGCAAAAGAAAAAATGAGTTGCGTATTTAGATTAGATACTCAAAACAACTGGGAATTTAACCAATATGTGAGAGACCAGGGGTTAAATAATTTAGTAACGCCAGAAACAGAAATAGTTTATGTCCTTGAAACCAAATATCCAAACACTTTACCAAAAGCAGGTTGGTCACCAATCGCAAGTGTTGGTATAGCAAACAGTCAAAGATATAACAGCACCAAGGTAAGTCTCGCAGTTGAAGATATGGATCTAAGTATTTTTTATAGTAGTCAACCAAGCATAATTGCAAAGTATGGCAAGATGGGAACAGGAATAGAATCAATATGAGATGTAAGATTGTAATTAAAGATGAAGTAAACTTTAAGGTAGAAGGACTTCCTGTTGATATGCGTAGGAAACTTGCAAACAAACTAAAGTGGCAAGTACCTTATGCAAGATATATGCCGCAATATAAATTAGGTCGATGGGACGGAACAGTAGGCTTCTTTGGTCTTGGTGGCAACGGATACGTTAATCATTTAGATGTTGTGCTTAAAACTTTAATGGACAATGGATATGAAGTTGATGACATAGAGGACCTAAGACAAAAACATGACCTTACATTTAATTCAATAGATAAAGATTATTGGGCAGGTAAGACTTGGCCTAAAGGACATCCAAGTGAAGGTGAACCAATAGTACTGCGTGACTATCAAGTAGAAACAATTAATAAATTTTTAGAAAGTCCACAGTGTTTACAAGAAGTTGCCACAGGCGCTGGTAAAACAATCATTACTGCAACACTTTCTCATCTATGTGAAAAGTTAGGACGTACACTTGTAATTGTTCCAAACAAATCATTAGTTACACAAACAGAAGAAGATTATGTTAATGTAGGATTAGACGTTGGTGTTTATTTTGGTGATAGAAAAGAATTAAACAAGACGCACACTATTTGTACTTGGCAAAGTTTAAATGTGCTAGATAAGAAAAGTAAAAACTATGAAGACGCATATACACTTGCAGACTTTTTAGAAGGTGTAGAAACAATTATTATTGATGAGGTGCACCAAGCAAAAGCAGAAGTACTTAAAAAATTACTTACACAAAATTTAAAAAATGCTCCAGTGCGTTGGGGACTAACAGGAACTATACCTAAAGAACAATTTGAGTTTCAAAGTATATTAGCAAGTATTGGTCCTGTAATTAATCAAATAAGTGCAAAAGAATTACAAGACAAAGGTGTTCTTTCTGCTTGTCACGTAAACGTTGTGCAACTTGTTGATTTAAAAGAATACAAAGGTTATCAAGAAGAATTAAAATATCTTGTTTCAAATCCTGATAGAGTAGAATACTTAGGTAAGTTATGTAACAAGATTAAGGAAGAAGGCAATACTCTAATTCTAGTAGATAGAATTAGTGCAGGCAATTTATTACAAGAACTAATACCCGACTCAGTTTTTATCAAAGGTGATGTCAAAGTTAAAGACAGAAAAGAACAGTATGACGAAGTTAAAGATGCAGATAAGAAAGTTATAATTGCAACATACGGAGTAGCGGCTGTTGGTATTAACATTCCACGTATCTTTAATTTAGTATTAATTGAACCAGGCAAATCGTTTGTAAGAGTAATACAATCAATAGGCAGAGGCATAAGAAAGGCAGAAGATAAAGACTTCGTACAAATATGGGATATTACAAGTACTTGCAAGTATGCAAAAAGACATTTAGGTCATCGTAAAAAGTTTTATAAAGAAGCACAATATCCTTTTTCAATAGAAAAGGTAGATTGGCAATGAAAAAATTTACAGTAGAAATAAATGTTGGTGATGAAATACAAGTAGGTAGATTTCGTAATGTGTCTACAAAAATTAAAAGCATCAAGTTTGATGAGCATGGACAACCTGTGCTTGTAACATCAAAAGGCGAGAAAAAATTATTTACTTGCCGTTTGCAAAAACTTGATCCGGGTAGTTTAACGCCTAAACAAATTATGGAAAGAAAAAAGAAATGAAGATATTAACACTAGACAATACCTGCTTTAGTCTTAATAACTTGCCTGAAGAACTAGAAGAAGATGTCCGCTTTAGTGTTCTGGATAATAGTGATCCAAACGAGCCTGACTTCTTTTTTATGCCTCTAATATTTTTAGAAAGTTTTAGTTCACCGGCAATAGTATTAGACATAGGAGGACAGGAAGTACAGATGCCATTAGATTGGAACCTAGCAGTAGGTGACAGCGAAACAGGAATGGACGTAGAGATTTTACCATTAACAAGTATTGCCGACAGAGGCTTTGAAGCATTTGTATTCAATCCTTTAACAAGTGGCAAGCCAGACTTTATGCCTGTGAGAGTTGTAAATTATTACAATGATGTTAAATGGTATTTTCCTAAAATGAAAAATGGTCAACTGTTAGCAGTGCCAGTACAAGATAAACATAATCCAAAGTGTGCATTTTTTATAAAAGATGTTAGTAGACAGATAGAAACTATTGACTACGGAAAGTTATTTTAATGGATCTAATATCTCCTTACTATAAACACTTGTTAAACAGACTACATCATCAGAGACCAAGAGGCTTTGGTAACACTGCTTGGCTAAAAGGTTTAGAACAGTTTACTGATGGACATAAAAGTTTCTTAGACTATGGTTGTGGTAAAGGCAATGTTGTAAATGGACTCAAAGAAAGATATCCAGATGCATTAGTAAGAGGATACGATCCAGGAATGCCTGACTTTGATAAGGTTCCTGATTCAAGCGAAACTTATGAATTTTTATTATGTACAGATGTACTTGAACATATAGAACCAGATAGAATAGATAATGTGTTGCAACATATCAACTTTCTCTTTACAAAGAAAGCATACTTAATGATTGATACAGTTCCGGCACGTAAGTTTTTACCTGACGGTAGAAATGCACATTTGATACTAGAACAGCCTGAATGGTGGGATATCAAAATAAAAGAAAACATACAAGCAAAACCAATATATACTTTATTCCGAAAGAAGAAAAAATATATTGTTGTATTAGAAAAGGAGACTGGACATGGAGAAGATTGATTTAAGTCCAAATCTCATTTGGAAAGTAAATTATAATAAAGACGTAAGCAAGTTACAAGAACGTGCATCATCTTTTTTAAGTAAAATTACTGACCATGGTGAAGTAGAACGTGAAGGTGGTATTACAAGCACAGGTCACACAGACGCTCCACATCTGTGGCCTGAGATGATAGAATTTTGTAACGACATAGAACCTTATGTCAAAAAAGTATTAGACGCATGGGAACTTAATTATAACTGGTTTGGTATAACAAAGAGTTGGGTCAACAAGCACACTGCAAATCAATGGACTGATACACACGACCACGGTGATGCACATATGGTTATGTCATTCTATTTAAAGCAACCTGACAACGGCGGCAATTTAGAATTTACAAATATAAACAAACACTTATGGGGAAGTTATCCAAGACATCCACATGGTAAAACAAAACTACATGAATATTACACAGAAGTAGAAGCAAAACAGGGTGATATAATATTCTTTCCTGGCTGGTTAAGTCATAGAAGTCAACCTAACCAATCTAATGAAGAAAGAATAGTTATGGGTTTAAATATTCATGCAGAACTACAACGCCCGGAACAACTAGATAATGCACACATTGAAAAAAGTATTTGACATATTCATTCCAAAGCCTACTATTGAAGTAGAATGTTTTACTGACCAAAGAGTCATCTATGAAGCATATGGTCCTGAACTTGCTAGAGACAATATGCCTGATTGGTGGAAGTCAATGCCTTCAACTAGGAAAACGGACACACCAACATATAGAGGCATAGACAATGCAACACTGAAACGTTGCCCACACGTCAATCAAATGCTTACAACAGGAATAATTTTTCCTGCTTGGTTACAATTACATTTAAAAACATTTGACCAAGTAGATGTATGTGAAGTACAAACGTATCCAGAGAACGTTCCGCTTATACCACATGATCCACAAGACTACGCACATCACAAGCCTGGTATGTTTCACGGCAAGGTAATGAGTCCTTGGCAAATTAGAGAAAAGAGCGGAGTAGACTTTATATGGACTAGTCCTGCATGGCATCAGAAGGATCCTTTGAAATATTGGACTTGTCCTGCAATAACAGAATTTAAATATCAACACGCAACCATTGTCAACTTAATGGTACCTTTCAATAGTGAGATTAAAGTTGAAGTTGGAGACCCTTGGTTGCAGTTGATCCCTCTATCAGATAAAAGGATTAAATTAAAGACAGAATTAGTTACTACACAGGAACTAGCAAAGTTGAATAGTTTAATGATGGGGTTAGGATCATATCAGAAGTTTGTTAATCGTATGAAAAGGAAAGGCAAATGAAAGATTGGAAAGACATGGACCTAGAAGAAAAGGTAATGAATATTAAAATGAGGATAAGAAATTTTAAAAACAAATATCCACAATTTAAGGAGAAGCAATATGAAGGCAGGTAAGATATGGGGACAAACAGAATTGATCCATGCTAACGGTGTACTAGAGTTTCATCGTATAGAATTTAAAAAAGGATTTAAATGTTCTGAACATGAACATAAATTTAAATGGAACGGATTTTATGTTGAATCTGGCAAAATGATTGTTAGGGTTTGGCAAGACGATCAAGATGGATTAGTAGATGAAACTATTTTGAACGCAGGAGATTTTACACAGGTTAAGCCTGGTAAGGTACATCAATTTGAAGGCTTAGAAGATGGCGTGGCCTTTGAACTATACTGGGCAGAATTTAATCATAATGATATAGTAAGACGCACAGTAGGAACCAAAGTTGACTGATAAGATTTACGAATCGCCAGATGGAGGACTAACAGTTTATGAAAGAGATACAAAGACTGGAGAACGCATCTGTATTGAACGTGAAATCAAACCAGATTGGCATTTGGAAGATCATGAATTTCATGACTGTGTAATATATGCAAGTGAAGGAAACAAGACTCTTCAAAAGTTATTGAGTAAAATGAAAATGACTTACAATTTATTGAAAGAAGATTGACAACAAATGAAAGGTGTAGTATAATAGTAAGATGCTTAGAGATCCAAATAAAATATTCGAAATAGAAAATCCTTTTCCAGAATGGTTAGTCAAATATATTGAAAACCAAACCAAAGACGTAGATTGGAAGTTTGTAAATGTTCCGGAAGAAGATGAACAAGATGGCAACTATAAAACACCTGCCTTGTTTACAAACGTTATGTATTGTACGTCAAGCAACATATTAGATGACCATAAAGAATTAAGCAATATGCTACACACAGCATTGACAATGGAAATTATACCAGAGTATATTCCAGATGCACACGTCAATCAAGTTACAAGAACAAGACTAAATGGTACAGTGCAAGGAGTGTATTATGGACCGCACAATGATGTACGCAATGGACAGCCAGGACTGTGGACATTTGTATATTACGTAAATGATGCGGATGGAGATACAGTGTTCTTTTCAGATGAAGGTAAAACGGAAATGAAAAGAACAAAGTATAAAAAAGGTAATGGAGTTTTATTTCCAGCACATTATTGGCACACTATGGACGTGACATCTGTGCCATTACGTGTTAGTATAGGAATGACATATAGTATAGAGACAAAATTAAATGCAGAAGAAACTACCGCTTAAAGACGTACTAGCCGCAATCGATCTAAACGCAAAGAACGTTTGGGACGAACTGTCTGATGAAGAAAGAAAACAAGTAAGTTTTTATTTGTTAAACAGATATGTGTCTAGTGTAAAAGGTACAAGGGAAAAGGCCGAACTTGCAGTATTCAAAACAAATGAATATTACAACAAAGGATTCTTTGTACTACAAAAACATAAAAAACTTTTATGGCAACTATTATGCATGAGTGGTAACACAGGCAAAATACAATATCATGAATGGATAGGATACAAACACAAAAAAACAAGCAACAAAGATCAAAAAGAACTTGAAAAAATTTATCCTAACATGAAGGAAGACGAGTTACAATTAATGTTAAGTCTAATGACAAAGAAAGAGTTCAAGGAGTTATTAGAACAGTATGCCTGATATAGTAAAACAAAACGGAAAGTTATATACGTTTGGTTGTTCTCTTACAAGATATCATTGGCCTACATGGGCAGATATACTAGGACAATCGTTTGAAAATGGTTTTGAAAACTGGGCAAATCGTGGTGCGGGTAATAGACAGATACTAGAACGTTTAACAGAATGTTTTGTAAAAACAAACTTTCAACCAAATGATGTAATTGCAGTTCAATGGACTGACCATCACAGATTTGATTATCACAAGTGGGATCCAAAGATGACAGAGAGTTGGTATCCAGGTGGCAATGTTTTTACAAACACACACGCAGATCAATTAAAGTTTCATGTAATAGATAAAGTATGGAATGAATATAGTTTTATGATGCATAGTTTTAATTACATATACCTAGCAAAGAAATTAGTAAAAGGCGTAAATGCAAGAGTTATTTTTATACTAGGAACAGATATGAGAGAGCAAGTACAAACACTTCGTGGTGACAGAAACTTGTTAGACATATATCAAGACTTGTTTAGAGATAACATATTTGTTGAAGGTGACTTGTTTAATTACGTAGTAGAAAAATATGACACACGTTTAAAATTTAAACACGCAATCCCAGGACAACTAGATGATGAAAAAGTTTTGGATCAACATCCTACTCCTGTTATGTACTATCAATACTTGCGTGATAAAATACAACCTAAGTTAAGAGGTGTACAGATTGATCATGACTTTGCAGTAAAGATGGAAGAAGCAGTAAGGTCACAAGATGATTATAACAAGATAGGCCAGGCTATAACAGATGCTGGCTATGGTCCTAATACATATTACGTAAGAGGATTATAATGGAAAAATTTACTTGTCCATATTGCGGTACATCGTTTACTAGAGAAAAAACTTTAGCAGTTCATATGTGTGAAAAGAAACGCAGAGCATTACAAGAAAATGAAAAACACGTTAAACTTGGACACTATGCTTTTATAAGATTTTATCAACTATGTCAAAAGTTTGAAGGTCAAAAAACTTATCAACAGTTTTGTGATAGTCCATACTACAATGCATTTGTAAAGTTTGGATCTTTTGTAAACAACGTCCGACCACTATATCCAGAAAAGTATATCGACTATGTTGTAACAAGCGGAGTGAAACTTGATCACTGGGCAAGAGAAGAATTGTATGAAAAGTATGCACTTGAATTAATTTTAAAAGAAAGTGTAGAAACAGCAGTAGAACGTTCAATCAAAACAATGATGGAATGGGGTGATGACAAAGAAGCACGTTGGGAAGACTATTTCAATTATGTAAGTTTGAACAGAGCAACACAAGATATCAAAGATGGAAAAGTAAGTCCGTGGTTGATTTTGAATAGTAGAACAGGAAAAGAAATGCTATCCAAATTTAATGATGAACAATTACAAATTGTGTTTCACGTAATGAATCCGCAACATTGGGCATTACGTTTTAAAAGAAGTATAGCAGATGTAGAACTGGTTAAAGAAATTAGCCAAAAGGCAGGCATCTGATTGACTTTTGAAAAAATATAAAGTATAATAATATATGGATGAAGATAAGAAGCACGTCGATATGTGGAATTGGTATTGCTTCAGATGTAAATGGAAAGGCGTTGCACAGGAACTAGTTATGAACTATGATGACGAAGGCGGCGACTGGCTTTGTCCTGTATGTAAAACAGATGATATAGAAGATGTGGGTTGGAGAGAATAATGTTAAGTGAAAAAGAAGTAAGAGCACAGTATAATGAACATAGAAAAGATCCTGCGTTTGCGGATTGTTGGCCTGATACTGATCGTGCATTTTATGAATGGTGTGAAGGCTATTTGGATTTCCAACACATTAAGTCTAAAGAAGATAAAGAATGATGAAGAGTGAAGAACAGATAGATTCTATATATAAAAGATTAAGTGAGTATTGGCCAAAGTATTCTAATAGAAAGCCTGCGGCAAAGATACACAAAGAGTCTTATCAAAGTTTAATAGGTGTTATGTTGTCAGCACAAAGTCAAGACAAAAGAACAGCAGTTGCTTGTAGGCAACTGTTTTCATTAGCAGACAATCCTTGGGATATGGTTAAGTTAACACAAGAAGAAATTATAGAAGCAATCAAACCTGCAGGATTATATAATGCGAAATCTAAAAACATACTTGCAACTTCAAATGTATTAATAGAACAATACAATGGCAAGGTTCCGCAGACACAAAAAGAACTTATGGCACTGCCAGGTGTTGGAAGAAAGAGCAGTGATATAATGATGAGATTTGTTTGGGGTGCACCAAACATTGCAGTTGATACTCATGTGTTTAGATTGTTATGGAGACTAGGTTGGACAGATACTTTAGATGAAGGTAAGAGTGCAGTGATAGTAAATGACACAACGCCTGACAAATATAAGTATGCGGCTCATATGCAATTAATAACACACGCAAA